TTCTACTAGTGCCGAAGACCCGATAGATCCAGCATCTGATTTAATAGTAAGAGTACTATTTCCTAAAACTGTATCAAGCGTATCACCTAAGGCGAAGGAAGCAGTTTCGAAAGTGTTAACGTTTGGATCAGATCCTCCGGTCTTACCTCTAGTCATTCTTACAATAATAACGTTGTTTGCATCCCCACTGTCGGTATTAGCAGGAATAACCCTTTTGACCTCAGCATAAAGGTCACCGTTATCGATCTCAGTACCAATTAGTTCAGAGTAGTTTGTAGGTAAACTGTCTACAATTAAATATGTAAATGCCTGAGATTCAGATCCTGCTGCAATGTTTGTACCAGCGTTAAAGATTGCGCCTTCAGTAACAATGAACTTAGCAAGTCTCTCTAATTCTTTCTGAATAATAGTCTGGGACTGTGTAAGCTCTCTGGCTTGCAAAGCTCTACCATTATTAAAAAGGATACGGTGGTAATGATCGCTATCTCTATAATCATCGTTATATTCAGATAAGAATGTAGTGTTATTTAAATTCGTTGCCATTTTCTATCCTCAGAGCTTTACAATAACTTTTAGGTCTTCCGAGCCGCCAGTGTTTCGAATAGTAGCCGAGATATTACTGATGTATAGCAAATCGCCGGAGAAAATATCTACCTCAGGATTCTCTATTGTATCAACAGTAAGTGTTCCTAGCCCAGTCTGAACGGGATCCAACGAAAGCGTGTCTGCTACTTGGAAATCTTTAAATCCAGTTTCTTCAGTTTGGTGAATCCAAATATCAGAATCGCCTGCATAATCTATATATGCGGCAGCTGTACTTGCACTTCCAGTAACCGTTGTAGTATCCTCATAAGTTATAGGAGTTGAGGGTGTACTTACTAGCTTGATCTTACTAACTGCTGTTGCTGCCGTTCCAGTGAATTGGCTAGAGCTTCCATATTGAAGTGGGTTTTTCCATATGCCCACTTGACGATAGTCATTACCAGTTTGGAACTTCCCACCATTTCCTTCTTCATCTGCTTCTTGAAGCTTAACATTAAACATAAGAGCGGTGGATCTTAGATCGTCTCTGGGATCAGCACCCAATCCTGCTTTTGGTCCAAACACCGGAACTACCTTACCGCCGCTGCCACCTGATATAGAAACATCTGCCCGCGCATATCCGCTTCCCATATATAAGCTTAAATCACCAAATCCAGTAGTGCCTGCTCTTGCACTGTCACCGATCTCAACAGAAGCAATACCACCAGATCCATCTGGAATTACGTGCCCGGTCGCGCCTGATCCGTTACCTGTAATTGTAACAGTATCTGATGTATTATATCCAGATCCAGCAGTTATAACTCTATATCCAACAATTTGTCCGGCTACTGCTGCGTTCTGGATAGTATACTGACCGAAGTATGGGTCTGTAGCGTCTGCAGAATCTACATATTTAACTGGCATAAAGTTTGATGTTAGGAAGCTGTTACCATCAGCTGTTGAAATTGTATAAAGATATTTCCAAATATATCCATCATTCACTTCAGCTATGAGTGTGGTATCAGTATGGTCTGGCTTATCAACTGATGATCTAGCTGTACCATTACCTTCTTTACCTTGTCTTATACAAACATATACGTTGTTATCTTCTGTTCTAACATAATAGTTAGCGGATTGACCTGTAGAAGCGTCACTGTAAGCTGCATATACCGAACCGCTAGACCAGTCCTTTGTTTCTTCTAGTGGTACAACAAACGAGAAACCTTGAACAGCTTTAAGGGATTGCATATTGTATCTAAACAGTTTCTCTTCTCGGTCATGAGGAAAAGGAACGTCGGGACTCTGTTCATTGCTCCACTCCTGAGAACGACCAATAGCCATATAGAAATAATTATCAGAGTCGCCAAGCTTTTCTCCGGTTAGTTCATCAAACACCTGCTGGACCAGTTGTTTCTTTAGTTTATCTGTAATCTTTGCTACCATTGTTCAAGTCCTATGGATTAATTGCGTAACCGTGGCCGCCAGTCACGAACCAGCTAGAGTTGTGCCATACTAGAGTTACCGTTTCATATTGCCCTAAAGTAATATCTGATCCCTGGTTAAATGATGTAGGATCTACCGTTGCATTAGAAGCGTTAATGTTAGTGAATATTTTTACTTCGCCATTTAATGTGCCGTTTGGAACCGTAACGGTCAGTGAGCTCGCATTTAAAACGATGTTACCATATTGGCTGATATTTGCAGTATTATTTGTAGTTAGGTTGGCTGGTGTCCCATAAGCAACCTTATTTGATTTAGTCGAACCAGTTCCCTTTGCATCGACATACAGGTGGATGTTTGTATCGCTTAATCCTACTGCGGAGACAACAGGCGGGGATCCTGAGGCAGCATTATCTACCTTGATTCTATTTGTAGTACTAGATTGACCAGTAAAAGAGATTACTGGTAGACCCGCCGAATCAGCTAACCACTGTTCTACCCTTGGACGTACCAATGATTTATTCGATAGCGTTTGCGTGTCGGTAGTACCAATAACTACACCGGTTGGAATAGCTTTCTGTGAAGCTGAACCATCGATGTTACCAGATGCGTTAGATAGTACAAAGCTAGATGCAGCAATACCTGAAAGTGTATTATTATCAGCACTGATCGTCTTATTAGTAACGGTTTGTGTAGCGGTAGTAACTAGAACAGTACCTGATGAATCCGGGAAGTTAATATCGATCTCTGATGAAGGGTTAACCGCACCAATCTTGGTATCAAAGCTAGTACCAATAATATCTAATCCACTGTCAGTCAATCTTGTAGTACCAGCAACATTTCCGCCCAGAAGACCATATAACTCTACAAAGTTGTTATTGATCTTAGAACCAGCGCGTCGTAAGCTGTCGCCTGTTCCATCGTTAGCGCTTGTGCCCGTGTTAATATTTTCTCTTGCCATATCTAGCTCTCTTTAACTTAAAAGTATTTATATATGTTAAAACGGATAATTTGCAGAATCAGCGGAGTTTGCTGAATCAAATAGTGTACTGTAGACGTGTTGGTCGAATGTTGATACGCCAATGCCGCCCGAATCGTCTTGTGAGAAGACCACGCCATCTGCAGAAGCAAGTGTGCCAGTATCTGAATCGTCCATCGAAAGTGAGTTTGGTGATAGGAGTTCTTCGATAGTGTAGCCTGCATCGATCGAATCAATAGTAAGATTCTGAATATTCACAAATGTTTGATCGGTTCTCTGACGTTGCATACCGATGGTGTTATCCCCTCTATTTATTAGAGTTATATCAGTAAATGCTTCAAATTCTATATCACCTTCGAATGTAGCAGATAGAAGTGACACGAATTCATCGCCTTTTTCATCTTGAATATAGTCAATAGCGCCATTGTTATCAAGTAGTGGGTTATGTGGTATACTATTATGGTCGACATTAACCATTTCAAGTAGGATCTCACCAGCAATATAAACCCCCGCAGGATGCACAAACAATTTATACACGTCTTTCCATTGTTCGAATGGAATACTAGATCGAACTAAAAGAGACATTACTTGGTATAGTTTATCGTCAGTAATATACTTTCTAGACTCTGGACCAATCCGGGAAGCCTCGACCCTAATTTGCTGGCCGGCCGAATTAATACTATCAAGATCGTAATCTACCTCAGGCCCAACCTTAAAGATTTGTTCCTTGGGATATGTTATTGTGGGGTCAATGCCAAAGAACCCGCGGAAGAACTGTTGAACGCTATACTTAGTACCCTTTGATCTATATAGCAGGTTACTAAACTTAACAGCTTCTCTTTTATTTTGGAATCCACCAAAATATGATTGACCTAATAGTAATTCATCTTCTAGAAATTCTAGCAACCTATCGGGAACTTGTGTAGCATCCCTGTTTCTATAGAGCTGATGAATCATACCACCAAAGTTGTCTGCGGAATCTAGCCACTCATAGTATGCATCGAATAATTCAACTATATTTGGATAGTCTGATCGGATATGTTGCGGCAGCGCTTTCTCTATCTCCGATCTTTGGAGATTCAACAGCGTCCTATTATTATCCTGTAAGGTCTTATCTTTATGTACTGACATTAGTTAAGCGCATCCGTATAAACAATAGTAAATTGGGATCTGGATAGATCAAGCTCTAACGCTTCGTTTCGGGTGGGAGTAATAGCACTCTGGTTACCAGGCACTGCCGAGATCTTGATGTAATCTAAACCACCAGTAATAGCTGATGGGTTAAAATAATTAATTGTAACAGTACCACTAAGGGAATTAAAGTTACCAATGCTAGAGTTAACGATAGTTGTACCATCTGACGATACAACCTGAAGATTAGTAGAACCTAATTCATTCCTAATAATACAATTTACGCCATTGAATACAAATTCATTACTTGTAATAACATAAGTATCGTCATCCGTTGTCGCAATAGGAACAGGAAACAATAACTGCTGGGATATATTACTTGCAACATCTTGTAATTTTCCTAGGTTATAGGTTGTAGTATTTGTCGTAAGGCCCTCGTTTGTCATATAGTTTACGGCATCGTTGTATCTTCCTGCAACTACTAAATCCACTATATAGGAAAGTGTTTCGTTTGCAACCCCAGCTGGATTAGACAATAGTGATTTTACAACTGAAAGAATTGTAGGCGCTGTTGGCGTAAACCTTTGCTGCATACGAACATCAGCACGAGATGATAGAATCGCTGGGCTTATCTCATCCACTTGGGTTAGCATAGGTGAACGTCTAAATGCTTGTTTGAATTTACCTGTAGTTGATGTAATATACGACTCAACAGTATTCCTTACTGTTGCTTGAGTAGATGCCGGCGTTAGGTCAGTCAAGTTTCTATTAAATTGAAAATATACGTCGGTCTCGATAAACGTTGTAATTGGATCAACGTATCTCAGATTAAAGGATACAATAGAAAGTTGATTAGCCAGATCTTGAATAGACTGCTTTGTGGTAGTTATTGTGTCCTGGGATACGTCATTATTAAATTTAATTGAAGTATATACCGCACCATATTCAGGCTTTAAAGCATCTTCCCCGCCCCATGATACAATATCATCTATTAGAGTAGAATAGTTACGTAGGATTAGTGATGTATAATCTTCTGCAGTTACCATTCTGTTCTGAGTAGCATATTGGAATGGGGCATTTTTACGGATAGATTCAACTGTCTCTTTTGCCTTACCACCTGCGGAAGTTTGTAGTACAATTGGTCTTAACGTTTCTGTCTGTGGTTGATCTGTTGTATTCAGATTAATTTGGATATTATTAAATGATACTGCGCCATTTGCTGCATCGCCTTTTGTGGATAGATATTCTACCTCAATTCTACTACCAGAAGCAGGGGCAATTCCAAATGTTGAACCGTCGCCAAAGGAAAGTTCAAAGTCACCATTTGGCGATTCCTTTAAGATATAGACTGTAGAAGACGAAGAGATACTTGAAACGTTTAGAATGTTTTGATAATCTACGAAGTCTGTAGCACTGGCAGCATCATAAACCTTTACTGAAACTGTATCAGCATCAAGTGTCGAATCGGGAATGATATACACTGGGTTATCAACGTATTGACCAACCACAAATGTCTTTGTTCTTAAAGTTCCTTCGTATACCGGAATGGATGTTGATCCACTTGCTGTCTTAAACTCATAGAATCCACTACCGTTATCAGTTGCATAATATGGTTCAATAGTTCTAAATGTATAGGATACGTCATCAACAGTCGTATTAAACCCTGTATATGCTGGTAGCTGGACCGTAGCTTGTCTAGGCTGTAGGGCTGATGGAACAGTTACAGTAAGCTTAAGTGTAGATCTTGAGGCAGTATCGGTGTCCGGAATATAACCAATACCTTCTGCAAGAGACACCATAGAGCTTCGAAGCTGTGCTGTAGGTAGATAAGATTCGTTTAATGCGAAGTTAGCAATAAGACCATTCATATGGGTGTTATGTGCAAGAACATCTAGGATGTTTGATAGGCCAGAAGCTTCAAAGTTATAGTCAGCAAACTCCTCCTTACTCTGCAGGTAGGTCTTCAGATTATTCTTTATGTTATTAAAGTCTAATGCGGTTGATCTAATTGTAGTTGCCATATTATCTTAGCCTTGATACTGAGGTTGTAAGTGTTATCGTCTCCTGGGAGTTTACGACTTGATATTCTATAGTAACACTTAAACTGTTATAATCTTCATCTGCTTTAACGTCTATATTTCTAACCCTTACCCGAGGTTCATAGATCTCAATTTGATGCGTGATATCATCAACTAATTCTTCTTCCATATCCGGATCGTCTATAAGCTCAAATAGCTTGGATGTAATATTCCCGCCAAAAAAAGGTTGGAAGGGTTTCTCGAAATGGTTAGTTAGGATTAGATTCCTAAGAGCCTGATCCACGGCTGCAGCATCTCTCTTGACATAAAGTTCACCATTGGGCTTAGCTGTGAACGAAATATCAATATCACGGAATATCTTATTCCTAGTAGTAATAAGGGTACTAGTATTTAGATTTCCGTCCTGCTTGGATAGGACTCTGGTTACTGCCATTTTTATACTCGTTTTTCTATCTATTTATGCACCCTTGGCAGGAGTACTTAATTCTACAATCTCATTTTGCGAGAAATTAAAGTTGTTAAAAGTTGTGGATAGTTTCCGGTTAAATATAGCAAAATAATTTTTATCTATTTCAGGAAGTGTTACTATTAATCTACTTGTTAAGGATCCATCCGGTGCCATAGTATCATAAGCTACGGTTAGCTCTTCGAAATAAAAACTATCTTTTATCTTAAGAGCAAGGTCATACGTTTTAGCATTATCAACTTTGCCATATGCATTTACAACCTTATAGACTATGGTTTTCCCTGTCCTCTTGCGATCGTTAACGCCCGTAGGAGTGGGCCTTTCATTTATTCCAGGGGAATATACGCCCTCGGATACTATAATACTTACATCCGATATAAGGTCTATTGCATTTACTCTGGATATTAACATTGAGTGAACGTATAGATTTGGTAGTACTACTTTAAGCTCTTCTTCCGTTAGGGTTTTAAACTTTCTAGATCCGTCAGGTGCGAAGAATGTAGATATCGGGGTGCCATTGAATTTATCGGATATCTTGACCTGATTAACATCTTTCCATGGCGAATCCAATCCTACAAATATTCTATGTTCAGGATTCTTTTTCAATAGGATCGAAGTCTTTTTTACGTCAGCAGAGGTTATTCTTCTAGCAGAAAATATAGGATCGGGTTTCTTACTGAATGATCTACCCGTTGTGGATTTAGGTTTTGCATCATTATAGTTAGGACCAATCACGCCTTCCTTTAGCAAAGTAGTCACAAACTTTTCATTGTTCTTATTTGCATCATCCCTTAATTTGGATCTAGCTAATTCGGGGCTTACAGTAAAACGGTCTGCCATTAGAATATCCCATCATAGTCTGCGGTTCGATCAATGTAGTTCTTAATACCATCTTTATGATCAATTGTTACTGCTCTTATACCACCTGCAGATTTGGTTAAGAATGTTTCAGTGGTAGCTGCTGTAGGTTTAACAATTGTAGGTGTAGCAGTATTTGTATTTGTCCAACCAGCAGCACTACCGGGTCCACCACCATACGATGCGTATATTGCAGTATCAGAAGCAATTGCTTCATCTGCTCTACCAGTCAAATCTCCATGAAACGTAGGAGCA